AAATCGATGTTCGCAGGTGGGCAATCAAAAGCGAATGGACCGATTGCGCCTTGGTCTGGATCGAAAACAAGTCTGGCGGAACCGTCGGAGCGACAGACCTTGTGGTGGTCAAGGGAGAGCAGGCGGCATGGCTTGAGCTCAAGCTGGCATGGATGTGCGTGACCGGAGCCATAAGGGTCAAGGCTCAGGCGTCCCAGCGGGTGTTCCACAGACAGCTGGAGAGGGTCGGCGCGAACATCCAGTTCGTCGCTGGTCTGAAAAACACTGATCGTCTGATTCGCTTCCGGTGGGATGATATGCGACTCGTCGGCCAGAAAGAGGTGTCGAAAGTGCAGCGGGAATCGGTCTTTGAGGTGGTGCGGTGGGACTTTGTTGATGGCGGGTGGTCGCCGGTCGGCTGAACGGGGTGGAACCTGAGTTTTGAGAGGTCTGTGGATTGTGGTTTTTCGGCCATATTCTGCGGATCACCTTATTTTGTGGGGTATTGGTGGTTTTCTGGCAGGGTTCCAAGTCCCTTTTTTTCGCTTGTTCCCATTACTCTAGGGACTTATTATACTCTCTTCTTCTTCGTGTCAGTAAGAGAGAGAGAAAGAGTAAGATGGTATAAGTATTGGAAACAAGCGAAAAAAACGACCTTGGAACCTCAATAACTCTAACCGCTTTCTTTCCGGCTCGTTTTGGGCGATAATGGCGGCTAACCGGAGCAAGAGACCAAGAACCATTTCAATGATCCCAGAGCCGAAGAAGAAGAGCGGTCGTGGAGGCGCTCGTCCCGGTGCAGGACGAAAACCGGGCACACCCAATTCGACATCTCGCAGCGATGCGGTGAAGCTCGGCAAGATCGCTCGCGGCCATACGACAGAGGCAATCAAGACGTTGGTCGAGATCTGTTTGACATCGCCAAGCGATGCTGCTCGGATCAGCGCGGCCAATGCGCTGCTGGACCGGGGATATGGCAAGCCTTTGCAGGCTATGGACCACTCTTCGCCGGACGGCTCGATGAAGCCGACACAGATCATAATCAGGGCAGCGGATGAAAAGCGCAGTGGTTGACATCCCCTCCAAGCTGGTTGCGGTCTACTCGCCTGCCAGAGGCTCTGCCCAGTACAGGGCAACATTCGGCGGTCGTGGGTCCGGCAAGTCACAGACGGCGGCGCTGATGGCTGCGGTCTGGGGATACGCAGAACCTCTGCGGATATTGTGTGCACGTGAGCTGCACATCTCCATCAAGGACAGTTTTCACCGAGAGCTCAAGGACGTGATTGAGCGGACGCCTTGGCTCGCGGCCAACTACGACGTTGGGGTGGACTACCTTCGCGGCAAGAACGGCACAGAGTTCCTTTTCCGTGGCCTGAGGCACAATTCGTCAAGCATCAAATCCCTTGCGGGCATCGACCTGACCATCGTCGAGGAGGCAGAGGATGTCCCTGAGGAAAGCTGGCTGGCGCTAGAGGCGACGGTGTTCCGCAAGAAGAAGTCTGAGCTGTGGCCGATATGGAACCCACGGGACCAAGGTTCACCAGTCGACAAGAGGTTCAGGAAGAACCCGCCTGCCAATGCCCTTGTGGCGAAGATCAACTGGCAGGACAACCCATACTTCCCAGAAGGTCTTGAGCTGCTGAGGGCCAGAGAGCAGCAGCGGCTCGACCCGGCAACCTACGCCCACATCTGGGACGGCGAATACCTGATGAACAGTGATGCGCAGGTGTTCAGCAACAAGTTCGAGATCTCGGAGTTCGAGCCATCCACCGTATGGGACGGACCATATTTCGGCATGGACTTCGGCTTTGCGCAGGATCCGACGGCTGTGGTCGAGTGTTACATCCACAACGAGCGTCTGTACATCCGGCGTGAAGCAGGCAGGGTCGGCCTTGAGCTTGATGACACGCCTTCATACGTGACGGCAAGAATGCCGACGATCGTGCTGCACAATGTCAGAGCAGACAGCGCACGACCGGAGAGCATCAGCTATCTTCAGCGACACGGCATTCCATCCATCAGAGGCGTCAAGAAGTGGCCCGGCTCGGTTGAGGATGGAATTGCATTCATCAAGTCAATGGACAGGGTCGTCATCCACCCGGACTGCCCAGAGACGGCAAGAGAGTTCAGGCTGTATTCCTACAAGAAGGACCGCCTGTCCGGGGACGTGATGTCTAAATTGGTTGATGCCAATAACCACTACATCGATGCACTGAGATACGCAATTCAACCCATGGTCGGCGGAACCAGCCAGACAATCTTCGGAGTCCTGTGATGTGGCCATTCAATAGCAAGATCAGCAAGAAGGAACACCCTGCAGGAGCTTCGTTCTATGTCAACACATCAGTTGGATGGGACGGCGGCAAGGATCGCAGGGCATATATCCGAGAGGGCTACCAGTTCAATGTGGTGGTCTATCGAGCGATCCGAGAGGTCGTTGAGGCGTGCAAGAACATCCCGATCGAGCTCTTCAGGGGTGACGAGATGATCGATGACCATCCTGCGCTGCAACTTCTGGCTCGCCCCAACCCTTGGCAGGCCTACGAACAGTGGCTTGGAGAGATGATCACCAACCGGATGCTGTTCGGAGAGGCATTCTGCATTGGCGCGCCGGACACGCAATACCAAGAGCTGTGGTCCTTGAGCCCGGTCGACATGGAAGTCAAGCCCGGACCTCGTGGCCTTCCGGCGCAATATTGCCATGCGAAGAACGGCACCAAGCAATACTTTGAGGTCGATCAGCTCACCGGCGAGTCGGTTGTCTTTTTCCTCAAGACCTACAACCCGGACAATTACTGGCGCGGCCAGTCTCCCCTCATGGCTGCGGCCTTGGCAGCGGACACGCACAATGCAGGCTCGCGGTGGAACTACAGCCTGCTGAAGAACAGCGCCAGACCTTCCGGTCTGATTAGGTTCAAGGGCGGATATCCGGGCGGCGAGGCCATCCAGCGGATGAGGGAATACTTCAAGACGGCCATGTCTGGGGAGCGGAACAGCGGCGAAATCCCAATGCTGGCAGACGACGCAGAGTTTGTTGAGATGTCCAAGACCCCGATGGACATGGACTTCATCAACACCATGAAGGAGGCGGCCAAATACGTGTCGTCGGCCTTCGGCGTCCCTCTCCCTCTCATCGACAATGACGCGAGCACATTCAACAATCTCCAGCAGGCCAAGGAGCGGCTCTACACAGACACCGCAATCCCGATCATGGACGAATTCATTGGCGCGCTTTCGTCGTGGCTCCTTCCGAGGTATGAGGATGGACTTCAGCTCAGGCTCGACCTTGACGGCGTACCGGCTCTTGAGGGCATCCGACAGCAGATGTTCGATCGGGCAGTCCTTGCCTATGAGAAGGGTCTGCTGACCCTCGAAGAGAGCCGGACAATGATCGGCTTCGAGGCAGAAGCGCAAGGCCAATTCAATCCGAATATGGCTCCAAGCATGGAACAGAAGGCAGACGGCTATGCGCCTTCTGCCGGGATGAAGGCAGAGGCTCGCAAGGGTCTTGAGTGGCGTCAGGAATTCAACAGAGGCGGCACCGAGGTTGGCGTGGCAAGGGCAAGGGACATTGTCAACGGCAAGAACCTGTCCGCCGACACGATCAAGCGCATGAACAGCTTCTTCTCCCGGCACGAGGTTGACAAGAAGGCCGAAGGCTTCCGACCCGGAGAGAAGGGATATCCAAGTGCAGGCCGAATCGCTTGGGCTCTGTGGGGCGGGGATGCTGGTCAGGCGTGGGCAAGGGACAAGGTGAGGAGCCTCGACAAGAAGAGCCTCGCAGACGTCCTGTACACGGTGGCCTATGGAGACTGAGCTCACCGATATGACCAAGCGTGTCCAGCCTGTTGTGCAGGAGACGCTGGCATATCTCGCAGACAAGACCATCTCGAATTATGAGGCGAGAGGTGAGGCTGTCTTGCCTGAGGACGCCTATGACAGGGTCGAGCGGATGCTCAGGGATGTTTATGCTGAGTCCATCCCATTCGCCGGTCAATTGCTGATTGCTGACTTCAAAGACTGCTTCCAAGACCTTGAGACCAAGCAGACGCAGCAGGAGATCTACCAAGAGATCATCGACGAATACATGCAGCGTTACGGCGCAAGAAAGGTCGTCCAGATCACAGAGACCACCAGAGAGCAGATCAGGCGCGTAATATCTGCTGGCCAGAGGGAGGCTCTCAGCAACCAACAGATCGCACAGCGGCTCAGGCAGGTCATTCCGACCTTCACACCATTCCGATCGGCTCTGATTGCAAGGACGGAATCGCACGGCTCTTCGAATTTTGCCCAGCTTAGGACAGCCAGACAGTCGTCGAGGCCATTGGTGAAGATCTGGTCAAGCTCTTCGGACGACCGCACGCGGGACTTCGGAGAAGGCGACGGCGAGATTGATGAATTCGACCACCGCGTCATGAATGGTGTCTCGGTGGCGACTGAGCAGAAGTTCATGGTGCCAAAGCGAACTGGCGTTCCGGAAGGGCTAGATTTTCCCGGAGACCCAGACGGCTCTGGCGCCAACGTCATCAATTGTCGCTGTTCGATGTCATTCAGACGAGCAGACCGGCCACAACCTGCCACTCAGGAAAAGCCTCCGGCCAAGCCCGCAGCTCCACCCAAGCCCAAGCCAGCAGCTGAACAGACCACAACTGATCCGTGGGCCGGACTCAGCCAAGATGAGCGAGAGCATGTCGCCAAGGCATTCGCCAACGCCGACCCGCGAACCTTGAGGATCATCCCGCTCGTTGGCGATCTGCATGGCGGCGTCACATTTGCAAATGAGGGTTCGTGGCACCGATCGAGCGATATGCGGATCAACATGGAGCCATCGCTTAAGGGCAGGGCATACGATGTTGTGATGCGGCACGAATATGGCCATCACATCGACACCCAGATCGAACGGCGTCTCTTGGCGAGGCTTGGCTCCAATGCCTACACCATCAGCCGATCAATCGGCATCTCTCGTCTTGCGCGCAAGCAGATGCAGGAGGATGCTGAACTGCTATTTGCGCAG